AACTCTAAATGTTTTTCTGAGATCCCAAACCTCCGGGTTCTTGATTCCAGTAACGGAAAAATCGACGTAAGACTTCCCCTGAAGGATCAAGTTCTTGAATCTTTTTTTCTAGATAATTAATACCTTTGATTTGGTTTACGTTACCATTATATGTTTCATGTATATTTAGTAAACAATATTTTAACTTACATTTATGAGGTAGGAAGGTAGGTACTTCTTTATCTGGTGCGAAAAATAAATTAAGTTCAGACCTACGTTGGTCGATTACTAAATCAGACTTATTTAACCAGGCTTTATTAATAAAAGGAGACCACTCTCTAATTAATTTTTTCTTGTGACAGCCTGAGTTAATAAGTTCTAACAGCTGAGAATTTTTAAATGGAATAAATCCATTACTAAATGCATAACTAATAACTGCTGCTTTCTTTTTTGGGTTTAATGGCCAGAATATTATCTTTGAAAGTTTATGAGATAACATCTGTAAATCCGTATTTAATTGTTCATTAACTTCCTTTTCAGTTGCACGAGTTCTATGTGTAACAACCTTTCCATGTATCTCCATACTTCCATATCCTATTCTCCATATTGATTCTCCATAGTCTTTATAAGAAGCAAAACGGCCAGAACCCATAAGAGTCCTGGCCCGATTGTAGTGTTTTATTAGTCTTAAAGAGTCTTTGTTTAGATAAGAGGTATCTAATTTAAGGGACATCTACGGTGCCACCAAAGGTCACCTCAGAATAACCATCTGTCTTAAAAATGACAAGGTAATTTTTAGCAGCGTTGGTAACTGTCATAGCACAGGCTCCTTTACCTTTACCACTTTGTTCTATATTACTGAATCCTGTGTACCCGGTTGGAGCAGATGATCCTGCATAATCATCCTCCTGAAAGATTTCTACTGATTTAATACCAGTGCTTCTATCAATCTTTACTATTATGTCTCCTGTGCCACCTGGATTAACTTGGAATCCACGGATGTTTTCACTGCGATCACAGGCATCTGTTGATCCTTTGTAGGTTATCTCAGAACCCTCATGTTCAAGAGTGTCTAGAGTACCTGAAATTGTACGAGTAGCCATATTTATTCTGGGACTTGATTAGCGTTTAAGAAAGTGAGAGAAATCTCAGCATCGATGCCATGATCTTTCATAATATTTATAAAAGTCTGACGTTCTACTGCTTTATTATATAGCATTTCAACAAAAGCCTCCTCCAACTCCTCTCGATCAAATTCTTTAATCGCTATAGCAGTTGCATGGATAGCAAACTGTTGATCTATATCTAGATCTAACATGATGTTTAATCATTATTCACTATCCTAACAGCAGAAACTATGGATGCCATACCTGTCAGTCTTCATAAACTTTATTTTTTCTGGAAGGAACTATATCACTCTTCTTCAATCCCTGATTTAGCATGTAGGAACTACTGGCATTTATCGAATAAAAGATGATAATAAAGGTAAAGACAAAAGGTTCCACTCAAACATCCTTGAAGTTACTAACATTCTAGACTCTATGATCACTGAAGCAGCAAGCCAGGACTTTCTAATCTCTTGTATTAGTGGGGCAAGTAAGCCTCAAATCATGAGACATATGGAAGAATATTATGACTGTGGTGAAGAAGAAATCAAAGAATTAATGGAGATACATAAGTTTAAAAAGAAGCCTAGATTTATAAATTACAAAAAATTTTATGACCTGAAAATACCTGAGACAGCAGAAAAACTTAAATATCCTTTCACTCAGATATATTTACAGAAAAATTTTTTAAGTAAGGAAGAATGTAAAGAAGCTATTGAATATATGGATACTGAACTACATCCATCAGCAGTATCAAATGAAGATGATTATCTAATGATATCTGAATACAGGACATCTATGACCTGTAACTTCAGTCCTCATCTGACAAAACTGGGAGCTGATCTCACTATAAAAATAGGTAACTATATGAATTTAGATCCCTTCTTGGGGGAATCTATACAGGGTCAAAAGTATGAAGAAGGTGAGTTCTATAAAAGCCATTGGGATTACTATCATCCTCTATCATCAGAATACAAAACATATTGTGAATGGATGGGTCAAAGAACATGGACATTCATGATTTATCTTAATGATGTAGAAGAAGGAGGAGAGACATACTTCAAATTTTTAGATTTAAAAATTAAACCAGAACCTGGATTGGCTATCTTCTGGAACAATTTATATAGCTTTGGCTGGCCAAACTTCAAAACTATGCATGAAGCATTACCTCCTATTAAAGGTAAAAAATATATTCTCACTAAATGGTATAGAGCCTGGTCTCTTATCTAGATGTCACAAACAGGAGTTCCTTTCTTGTCTTCTTCATCTTTAGGTGAATGATATACCAAAACAAAAGCATCACATCTAGGACAAGTTAAATTAGTAACTATATTATACTCCTCATTACAATAGTCCTCACCATCGTGATCTCCACCCCAGATTAATTCATGATTGCAGGACCAGCAGTTCATTTAGGTATCCTGTAACTCCTCTAAAACTGTAGATTTATTTATAGCTGCTATATCTTTAAGACCATATGCATCAAACCAAGGAGCATCAGCCCAGTCAAATCCTTCACCAAATGTATTATCTGGAGCAGCAACATACCAGTGACAGGCAGCATCAGGTACATCTACGGCACACTTGGACCAGTCATCACTCCACTGTGGAACCTGTACCCAAAGTACAACTGCTAATAAAAGGTTAACTAGCATCTTTTTCTCTCGCTGTATGTAACTTAGATATAACATGTATAGGTCTTCTGTATGTTTCTACTGTGGCTCCACATCTAGGACATTTTAAAAATGTAACCATGTCATAAATATCTCTGTACTCATCATCATTATCGAGACGAGTATCACCTGTGTGTATTAATTCTGTACCGCAGTAGTAACAATTCATGACACTAAACTATCGTGAAATTTGTTTTTAGCAACTACCAGTTGTAATTACATGCCCACCAACCTGGTGTCAGTTTATCTTTCTTCTCTGAACATCTGTGACGAGCTTTAAAACTTGCTCTACGTTTAGGATCTTTATGTTGTAAGAAGTCCTGCATACCTCTGTAACCGAACCTTACTATCTTTTGTTTACCATCATCACAGGCTTTAACTATATATTTCTGTTTAGCACCTTTTGGAGCCCTCTGAGGCTTGTTACACTTCATCTTATCTTTTCTCATCTGGGCTTTACTCTTAGCCTCCTTACGACTAGACATTATAAATAATTAGATACCCTTTCTGCAGAATTTATTTCTCTTCCAACCTTACCTTTAAGAGCTCTATCTCCTGCTCTAAGAGATCTTTCATCCTGAAGTTTTCTAATATTGGCAGCATATCCACTTAAAAATTCGTTAGGATCTTTCATCACACATCTCCCATAGATTTACCTTGAAGTTTCTTTGCAAAGTTACCTAAGAAAGAACTGGCCTCTATAGGTGCTCCCAATCTTCTCATTGCAATATCATCTTCTGGATCATATTTAGCTTCCAATGCTGCTGCTCTGTCGTTAGCTGTTCTTCCTCTAAAGTCTTCCATTAATTATTCAGGTGTTAAACTCAACAATACAAAGTGTTGATCTGTCCATTCTTTTATTTTACTTGCCTTTGCCTCTGAATAACACGGATGAGACTCATTAAAGTAATCAAATACTAACTGTGATCCTTTTCTGGAATTACATTTACTGCAGCAGGCACCCATGTTACTTCTGGTTGAATGACCACCTTTAAACTTTGGTTTTATATGATCAATGGTTGCAGTCTGTTCGGTAAGCTCGGTGTCGCAGTACATACATTTCCATCCCCACGATTCAAAAATACTTTCTCTAAATTTTTTTCTCGCACTCTTTGGACTGGTAACAATAAGGTTTTGTAATAGTTCATTTTCCGTATGGAACATGGGCACTCATGCTTCATTAGGTCAACCCTAATGTGCATACATTTTCCTTATCTAGTTATTACTGGATTCTCTGGGATGCTTAATTTTTTCTTCAACATCCTCTAACAATCGAAGAGTGTAATAATGAAATCTATCTGTCACCCAACGGAGATCTTCTTCCTTTATATCTTTGTAAACTGACTCAAGAAGTAGTTCACGAGAGGGGCATTTAAGAAACTGAGACACTAATGCCAAAGCTTTAAAACGACCTTTTGTGAACTCATCAGTCATCAGCTACTCCCCACCACTTCTGCTACAGTGTCATCTTTAGCTTCCTCTGAGATCTTAGTCTCAATAATACTAATAATCTCAAGAGCACCTTCTACTTTCAGGAATCCCTCCTTTGTACGAATCAAAGATTCCTCACTATTTTTAATACTTGTAGCAAGCTCCATCCTCTGATCAATCAATTGTTTTTTTAAATCTGCAATTACAGTTTCCATAATTAAAAGTCACTAACCAATTACTAACACTATTTGTCACTGGTAACAATCTTTATTGGTGCCTGTTCGATTCTTATAGTCTGAGTAGGTACAGCAGATGGTAGATTTTCTTTATCTTTTCCATCTTTCTTTTTCTTACCTACATCCACAGAAAATGTGGCTAAACATCCTGTGAAAACGCTTGCTATGAAAGTGATGTCCTTGGGTCCACCATCTTTTGCTAACCCTGGAAAAGTGATGTAGTTCAAAGAAATTATGAAACCGGCCCAGACCATTACACCCAGGCGAATAAAGGTTCCTAGAATCTCTAGTTGCTCCTCTTTATCATCAAGACTTTCTTTAAGTTTACCGAGAGGTCCTTTCTTCTTAGGTTCTTCTCCTTCTTTGTGATCTTTTGTACAAGACATATCTAAATTTGTATATAAAAATAGTCTACAGGCATCAATTTTTGATACAGAATTTCTGTTTATGGTGGTGGTAGACTTATGAATATTTATACTTAAACATCATGTGGAAGATACTCCCTTTTCTTCTGTTGTTTGCAGCCCCAGTCAGAGCAGATATTACTTCGAAGCTAACTAGTAGTGTCCAACTCCAGGTGAATGCTGCAGCAACCCAGGTTGAACGGATAGGAACAACCTATTCAGTAAGTGGATCTGGTGTCGATACAACTTACACACCAACTGGTGGCAGTGCGGTCTCAGATGGTCTAGGATCATTAACTATATCAAGTGGAGTAGGTGCAATACCAGCTTTAGAAGTTACTCAAAAAACTGCAGGCAACAGCTATTCATTCTCGCAATCATTTTTACAAGGAGACGCAGTTCCTACAAGTGCTCCTAGTGTCGGAGCAGTAGGTAATTTCAGTAGTCAAACCTCTACTGCGTCAGGATCAGCAGGCGACCTTGCAGGTACAATCACAACTGCAGGAGCGATTACAGTAACTGGAGGTGGTGCAGGTACTAGTGCTATTGGTCAATTTACAAGTGAGATCAGTATCAAATGAAGTTAAGGGATCATGCTTTTGCAATCAAAGAAAATGAAGATGAGAAAGATCCTGAAAAGTGTGATACCTGTGGTCGTATTAAGCTCACTGAATGTATCTGTAGAAGCCGTTCCCATCGTTCCCAACTTTCAGAGTGGTAGTCTTACCAGTCACACTGAGACATCTAGTACGGTAACGGAGACGATAAATGTGATCGAATACCAGACAGGCTGGCAATATACAGTAACTGGTAATAATATAAGCACAGATAGCAATAGCTTGGTGCCTCCTGCTACAAGCACGACCCAAGCAGTAAATGGAATTAATTCTACGTGGACAAGCCTAGATGCTACAAATATGCCGAGCTTCTCTGTAACAGATTCAAGCAAACCCTGGCAACTGACAACAACACTCAGTCAACCAGGATTGAAATCTCAGACCATAATCCAGAGGACCACCGAGGTAACCTCAGTCACAGACACGGTTTCCACGTTCAGTCAGTAAAGTATTTACTAGTTGCATTAAACATATTTAGTACTCCCATCTATGCCAATGAAGTAGGTGGTGTCAGTGCTACTGCTAATCCTGTAGCTAACAGCTCAGGTAGTGTTACGAACCAAGCAATACAGGTATTACAAGGACCATATATAACTAACACTTATGGCAATGCAGTTTCATGTCAAGGGTCTACTTTGAACATCACTCCCTTTGTGACTCTAAGTGATTCATGGAAAGAACCATATGAGGCAATTTATATGGACCCAGTGTTTGACAATAGTGATGCTAACAATGATGGAGTACTAGACAATCCAGGATCTATTCTCTATCACAAACCTACCAGAACAGGGCAGAAAACTAATCACAATATTGGATGGGGCATCTCAGCTACAATATCCATACCACTAGATAAACGTCATAATGAGGGCTGCCTGAAGGCTGCTGATATACAGAATCAATATCATGCCCAGCTGGTAGCTAATAAAAGATTAGACTTTGAGATTTCAAGATTGAAGCACTGTGCCGAGCAGAGAAAATTGGGAGTGTATTTTCATCCTGACAGTCCTGCACATCAAATCTGTGCAGATGTTGTTGTAGCAAATCCTCATGGTGTTATTCCTAATCATCAACATGAGATTCCAAAATAAGTTTTACTTTTTCTTCAGAGGTGGCAGTCCTTTCTTCTCACGATATTGATTAGTTTTTATTTCTGCACGAGAAGGTTTACCTATCTTTTTACCTAATAAACCTTTAATTTTCTTAGTAGCTTGCTTTAATAAAGGCTTTATTAACCTTAATAATAGGGGTGTAGAAGCTGCAGCAGCTGTTGCTACCACTGCGATTGCAGCTGTTGTACTTACTTGAGGTATAGTTGGTAATAATTTTTCGACAGGTGAAGTCAATTCATAGTTCGTTATGCAGGTCTGACCATCCTCTGAGAGCGTATGGGATACAACCTTTTCCCTGGATTCAGCATTCCGCATATCGCCTACCCTCTGGTCTGTAGGTCCAGGGCAGGGTACATCTTCTTTTGGAACATCTGGTATGTCTAAATTAGGTTGAGGTGTATCTACTTCTGGAGGTGGAGCTACAGGAGGGACTGATTGTTCCTGCACATATACCAGATTCTCTGGTTCATAATCCATAGGTTCAAACCAAGGTACAGAACCATCACACATGACACGAGATCCTCGTTCATCCTGATTGACAAGTTCTATAGAATTTTTATTTGCAGGATTATATTTAACACAACCTGGAACATCTACTATCGGAGATCCAATAGATAAAGTTACAGGTGGAGTCTGAGGTATTGAAAAATTTATGTTAGGTAAAGGAATCGAATTGACTCCTATGTAATTTATGCCAATAGTCTGTATCTCAGGCACTAACAGTCTTGGAAGTCTCTAGCCATCTGACCACCTATCTCTGCACCTTGTTTCTGACCAAACATATTAAAGAATCCAGCTACTAACCATCCAACATATGGTATCTCTGTAAGAGCTGGAGTTATAGGAGCAGTGATACTGGCTGCTGCAAGCTTCCCTGTAGCCTCTCCAGAGCCTTCTGCCTTAATACATGCAATCTGCTTGGCAGTTAGTTCAGAGCTCTCTGAGACGCTTCCAGATACTCCTCCTGCTACTGACTGTTCATATGTCTTTACTTCTGACTTACCTAGACCAAGAAAACCTGCTGGTCTATCAACATGCTTTTCGGTTTCAATTATCTTTGGTGAATGAGATTTATATCTGATGGTATATCCTTTCTCTGTGACACTTGCTATATAGCTTGTATAAGGTCCTACAGGAAGATTAATTAATGGTAAGTTACTCTTTCTATTTACTGTTGATTGTATTAAAGCAAGATGGGATAATCCAAAGACTATCCCTAAAGAACTTACAATTATTTTATTTATCTTAGATGGTCTTTGACTGTACATTATTCATAACTCTTTACCCTTATTGTACAGCGGTTATGAATATGGGCTAGTACCTAATATATCTGTTTTCCATTGTGCTTTTAATTCATCAGCAGTACTAGCTGAAGCAATGCCAGAATCTGCAGGGGCATCTCTTAATGCTTGCTTCTTAGCAACAATAGCTGATGTATCTGCTGAAGTTTCTTGTGCTTTTTGAAATTCAATATCAAGCTCTGCAAGTTTTGGTGCTCTTGCATTTCTTATATTTGTTTTGTGAATTTCTTTGGCTTTTGCCATGTCAATTCCAAATCCCATAATTTACTCCGAATAAGTCCAAGCGTTTCTGAAACTCCTATCTGTAGGAATTGCAGATTTATTAACAGTATAAACTGTTCTGTCTTTAGGACAATCTTTATCTTTTATTTGTTCTAAAGTTAGTCCACAATTATCTGCTGGACATACAACGGTAACACCACCATCATCTCTAGTGTAAACAAATCTGTAATCAGAATTAGCCATAATGTTTTTCTTTTATTATATCCTAAATTCTATTGAGGACCAAAAAATGCCACACCATTTTCTAGTGGACCTTCGTGACTACCACCTGCACTTGTAGAAAAAATATTCATACCACAAGATGTCGTTGTAGTCTCACTAGCAGAGGAACTTCCTCCATCAATAAGAGCTATGGCTCTATGGGCAGCAGGGTCACCACTAGCACAAGCCACAACAACATAATTTGTATTTGCAAAGGCTGTTGAAAAAGTTATTGTGTATTCACCAGTATTAGGATTGGAAATACTTGATATTCCATAACTTCCTAGAATTGCTCCTGTTGTATCTCCACTAAATTTTATCCAAGCTTTTGCTCTTCCATTCTCGATTTCAGCAGGGGTAGAACTATTACTACCACTTACATTTTGTATTGTGTTGACTTTAAGTGTTGACATAATTTACCTCATACAAATTACAGAAACCATATTGGGGTCAGCTTCACTACCATCTTCACCTCTAAAATCTATCTTTACAGCACTAGCAGTAACACCCCTAACAGTTTCAAATCCTCTTGGACTTGATGAGTCAGTAGTATTTCCACCAGCGATGACAGTAGCATAATTTACATCAGGCATAGCATTCGTAAAATTAACACTATAAGTACCTGTAGAGTGATCACTAATGGTAGAAACATTAAAATCATCTCTGATTGCTACTGTCCCTGTTCCATTAAAATTTACCCATGCTCTACAGAATGTACCTATTTCCGTTCCAGAACTATTCTGAATAGTAGGTGGTGTTGAACCTGATTGGCCTTTAATTGTATTTACAGCTAATGTACTCATGGTTTTGGATTTGCGTCTTTGACGGCTTTAATAGAATTATAGAATGCACTAAACTTAGATTTTAAATCTGCGTCAGCATCTATTGCATGCCAGAGTAAATCCAGCTGATCACCTACAGAACTATACGTAGTAGAGCCATCAGTTGTTCTATCTGTTTTGTATTTATTAGCAGCAGCTTCAGCATCTAATGTCACTCTTGCAGCATCTATCTTACTTTGATTTAAAGATATAGAATTACCACTTGCATCAAAAGCTCCTGTATCGTCATTGATAGTTACCGCATTTGGATAAGCTTTTCTAATAGCCTGATGATCTAAACTCATACCGTCACCTCCATAAGAGTCATAAATCCAGATCCCATTTCTCCACTACCTGTTCCTGAGTTAACAAATATTGTAGGACTTGCACTTGATTGAGCATTAGCAAACTGTGTTTTATAAGTCGTTGCACTAGTTGTAGCAGGGGAATCTAAAAAACTTAAATTATATCTACCAGCAACTTGAGTAACACCTCCTAAGTTTGTTGATTTACCAAGACCATTAGGTTCAGTTCCCGAACCTGCATTTGGCCCTTGTTCTAAAACTGTACTTCCTCTAAGTAATCTAAATCCACCTCTCGCTTGGTCTGTACTTCTTGATATGAAATAACCTTGACAAACAAATACTAAAATCTTACTGCTACTAGAACTAGGTGTAATTGAAGCAGATAAACCTGTATCAACATATGTAATTCCTGTTGTAGAAACTGTGGCAGTATGAACGACGTGAACAGTTTGTATAATTCCACCATTAGCACTACCCGATAAACCACCTACTGGAATGATTGAATTGACTTTTAATTGACTCATAATTTAAACCACCGTATAAGTAGAACCAGCAGGAACGGTCACAGTAACTCCTGCATTGATTGTTACCGGACCTGCACTCATAGCATTAGCTGTGGCTCCGAATGTAGTTCCGATTGTGTAGTCTTGTGTTACTGTTGTTGAGTTCTCATAGAAAACCTTGTCAGATCCACCTCCAGTTGCTGAAGCAGGTGGATCAACATAGGAGAGTACACCAGCACCATTCGTGGACAAGAGCTGTCCTGAACTCCCTGTGGATGCCGGGAACTGTGCAACCTTTGTTCCATTAGCAACAATACCGATCTGTCCAGAACTTACTCTGAAGAAACCAGTGTCTGTGTCTTCAGTAAATGTGATAGAAGGAACTGCAACAGTTCCATCAGGAAATGTTCCACCTGCATTTAGATAATCTGCACTAGCCAGTAACACCCCGAAGAATGATTCTCCAGAAGCTGGAGCAGAACTAAAAACTATATTTGTTCCTGATAATTGAAATCCTGTTGTTCCAGTAGAATCTGGTTCCTGGACTACACCACCGACAGATATTATTAACTGAGTTTCGTACTTTGGAAAAGGAGTAGGTGCTGCACCTCCTACCTGTAAAGCAAAAGATGTAGTACTACCATTAAAACTACCTGATATATCATCTATAGTTTTGTAATCTACATTTGCCCTTATGTCATTTCCAATATATGGCATGACTGTTTAACTACAATATTCTTTTTCTGTTCTTATTTTACAGGGAGTAATCTTCTGACTTATGTATTAGGACCAGCTGTTGATGGTTGTGTCGGCCATACAACATCATCAGGAGTTTTATCTTTATAAGTCTGAGGAATATCTCTTATAACTTGTCTATATGCAGCCCATTGAGCCTGATCAACAGTGGCACCAGTTGTCATTGTCCAATCTGTATCCTTTAATATATTATCTCTTTTAAGTCTAATATCATTCCAAGTTAAGACATTTTCACTGGCAGCTTCGGGTGTGTTTCCAGCTGCTAACCATTCTTTATATTCTTGGTAGTCGAAGTTTCCTTCGTCAAATGGTATACAACTATGTGGAGAATTATCAAGATTTTTAAATACAAAATCAGTTTCTCCTGTTAGTGGATCTTTGTGTAATTTATAAAGTGCCATAATTAAAGTTCAGCTGAAAATTCAGCAAAAGAGTTGTCATCAAAACCAGCCCTCAGATACTTGTTTGAGTCCCCAGTGCTGCCTGTTTGATTATTATACTGAAAGAAATGGCAGCCAGCAGCTCCCATGTCATTAAAACTAGAGACTGTATGACTACTCATACCAACCTGTGGCAAACCTAATTGTAAACTACTACCAATAGTTGCAGTTGGTGCTGCTCTCATTTCTGGATGAAATCTGAAATCTATATAACCTCCAGTGTTACTGGGAGCTTCATTAATAAATGGAAATGACATTCTATTATTGTTTCTTTTTGAATCTTTTCCTATCATGAAAAAATATCTTTTACAAAGCTCAAGTTCTGTACTTATAGATCTGTGCTGAAATCCCGTGGCTTCAGTCCCCTCTTCAAGTTGAATGCCTGTAAAGAATATGTTATTTGAAGTACTATCTAACAAATTAACTTGGTTTGCTGAAGCACCAAAATATGCTCCGTTCTGTGCTCTCCAATTATTTACTGTTCCATGTCTAGAAGAACCTGCAAATAAAACAAAACAAAGCTTAAAACCTCTACCATTATCAAATGCTGCTTCTGTTCCGCTTGTATCACCAGGAATAGTTATCGTTTTCTTTTCCCAAGTATTAGAAGCATTAATTGTATATTCTGCTAAGTATTCTCTACTGGCATCATGTCTTAATAGCTGTACCGTAGCTGTCCCTGTTTTTGTTGATTTAATCCAAAATTGTAAAGTAATTGGTTTTGCGGTGCTTGTTCCATGACCAAGGAAACTTATATTCTGAGATTCAATAAACTGACAAAAACCCATCCAGTTATTACCACTTGGTGAGCCCATAGCAGTTGTACAATCAAGTTTTATAGATTGACGATAATTTGAATTAGGAGTATCAGTACTTACAGTTTGAAAACTTATTCTTGCAGCCTCTCCACCATTATTACTACTGTGCCACCGATCACAAGTATAATCAACACCACCTGAAGGGGTTATAGCTGTAAGAGCTCCACCCATTCTTTGGTCAACAATAAATTCACCGTTAATTATCAAATTTTTATCTACACCAATCTTGTTGGTGGTGTCTGTATTAAGTCTTTCTAATCCAACTTGAGATAGAGCCATTTGTTATACCTCCTTAAGTCTGTTCTAGATAACTTACAGCTACATCCAGAGCAGTTGCAGTCCCTGATCTAATCCGCAGGACATCACTTGACTCCATAATTATTTTCGATCCACTTATTATTTCTAATGATGATCCTGCAGGAACTGGAGCGTTTCTTATTATATAAACATCATCTCCTGTGTTTGTTACTAAATAAACATCAACCTGAGCACTTGCTCCTGTCTTGTTTGAAACTAAGCAACTTAAAAGAACTAGAGTTGCCGAACCACCAGCTGTTACGACGTTGGTGTTAGTGCTACTAACAGCGTCTGTAACAACACTTGATTTTGTATCAATTTTAAAGGTGTTTGCCATATTAACTTAAAGCGAGTATGAGAGCGAGTTGGTCAGAAAAATCAGTAGTTCCATTTACAGTAATATTCCCGGTTATGTTTACATTACCTGGAATTGTGACCACACCAGATGAATCTATTGTAAGCCTTGCAAATCCACCAGTTACTAGTGATAACTGATTGGCACCTGGACTAATTATTCCTGTATCTGGATCTCCTGCAAATTTTAAAGCACAGCTGGATAAAGATCCTAGTGCCAGATTAGAATTACTAAAATCTTCTCTTAATAGTGGGAAGCCTCCAATTTGTGATGCATCATGAATACAAACAGTTTTCTTCTCAGTATCTACAGTTACTTCACCTACTGCTCCTGTAAAAGCAGAATGCTGACCTGTTGTTCCTCTTCTAAATTGTACTTGGGTTGCCATAATACTATCCTAAAGCCACTGCTATTGCAGTAGCAAAACTTTCTGTGCTAATTGTTCCATCTGTATTTGGAACTGTCATAGTTCGAGTCGTACTACCCGATATTCCTGAACATTCAAATGCTAATTTTTTAGAAGCATCTGAATTATCTTTTACTCTAAATACATTGTCAGAAAATTCATTTACTGCACCTGCAGTAACCTGATTATCTACATAAGCTGTTGTCGCTACTTTGGTTGAGTTATCACTTGCAGATTGAGTTGTTGCTGTTATACCATCAGCTAATGCTCCAGAGACTGTGTTGTTTCCTAAAACGATAGTTTTATTTGTAAGAGTCTGAGATCCAGTAAGGGTTGCTACTGTTGCATCAATAGCTAAACTCACAGCTCCTGTAGTTCCTCCACCTGATAATCCAGTTCCTGCGGTAACAGCTGTAATATCACCTTGTGGTACACCAGCTATTTCGGTATCTACATATGCTTTGATTGATTGCTGAGTAGCTAAATGACTAGCTGAATCACTAGCCATATTATCTTCATCTTTTATTGAAGTACCTGATATAGTCGAATTTAATACAGGACTTGTTAATGTTTTATTTGTGAGAGTCTGTGATCCAGTAAGAGTTGCAACTGTTGAGTCAATAGCGAAAGTAGCTGTAGTTCCCGTAGCACTAGTATCAATTCCAGTTCCACCTGTAAGTATCAAAGCTTCTGAGTTTAAATCAACATCAATATTACCTGAATCAGTTTGTACATCTAAATCTTCAGCACTAATCTGAGAATTGACATAAGCCTGAGTTGCTATAGTTCCGTTTGCATCTGGAACAGTTAGTGTTCTTGTTGTGCTTCCAGATATTCCTGAGCACTCAAAAGCAAGCTGTTTTGTGTTATCTGAATTGTCTCTGATTCTAAAACCGTTGTCGTTAGTTACAACAGCATTAGAAGTTATTGAAGTTAGACCAGCAAGTGTCGTAGCACTACCACCCAGGGCAATGCCAGTGCTACCAACAGTAACAGAACTGTTTGCCAACTTGGAGTTAGGGATAGCATTAGTTGAAAATTCTCCTGTACTTGAGTTATAAGTTAATCCTGATCCAGAAGCAATACTAAGTGAGTTTAACAACGCAACCGTTCCTGTAGCATCAGGGAATGTAATTGTTCTATCAGCAGTTGGATCAGTAACAGTTAGAGATGTTTCAAAGTCATTAGCTGTAGATCCCTCGAATGTAATATTTCCACTTCCTAATAGTATGGAGTTAGCTCCACTTCCAGCTACTAGATTAGTTGATGTTAAAGATGTTAATCCAGAAATAGTAGAAACTGTCTGTCCTAGAGAAGCACCTGTAGCTCCCAGTGTTATAGATGAGTTGGCTAGATTACTGTTAGCAATTGAAGATGCACTTGTTAATACAGTTCCTGATTCATCAGGTAAAGTTATGGTGCGAGATGCAGTTGGATCAGTAACTTGTAGGGTTGTTCCATTAGCATCAGCTGTAGATCCACTAAATAAAAGATTTCCACTTGCAATTGTTACTACATTTGCAGATCCAGTACCACTTTTTAATGTGGCAGAAGTTAAAGACGTTAATCCTGTAAATGTTCCTTGAGAAGCACCCAGTGCAACTGCAGTACTTCCAATAGTTACATCATCATTTGCTAATTGAGAGTTAGGTATTGCACTGGTTCCAAACTCTCCTGTTCCAGAGTTATAAGTTAATCCAGAACCACTAGCGATACTAAGATGTGCTCGTACTTCAGCAGATGATGGACCTGTATATGTAATTACACCTGTGGAATTATTGTATGCAAGGCTTCCATCTCCCCCAGAATCAGTTACTGAGACAGCTGCTCTTGATCTTGCATCTGTATAATATAAATTTGTATTCTCTCCAAGATCGGCTGTAGTGTTACCAGCGAAGTCTAATTTATCTGTAGGAGTATTAACCTCTTGAAATAAACCACTTACCAGCGTAATAGCCTTACGTGTTGCCATCTTTTAATTACTACGGTTAGTTTCTTATCTGATAAAAAACTTTTATTATTCTTCTATTTTATCTTTAACAATTTTAGCCAAGCTGAATTGGACGTTTTATTCGTATGATTAATTCGTTAGTAGCTAGAGCTTCACCTATAGGAGTCACATATTGACCAGCTGTTGAAGGTGGTGTTTTAACAATCTGTCCTGATTGTGTAGGTGATAAGAAGAAAAGGTCACCTGGATCTAATGTCTGTGCTACAGCTATCTGTCCTGCTACTATTACTTTTACAGTCTGCCCTGCAGTCTTTGTGGTCTCTGCAAATCCAGCTACTGTAGCTTGATCTAAACTACTACTAGCAATTGCTTTACCTACCTGCCCATCACTTGCTCTTGCATATAAAGCATCTCCTTGAGTGACATTTTCAAAAGGAGTAGCTAAATATCCAGTTACTTTAAAAACAATTGCACTAGGCATTGTGGACTTAAGATCCCGAAGAACAGCTGTTAGTCCTTCAGCATTACCTGAATATGGTTCTAAATCTTTTACATCAGCCATTATCTTAAGAGTATTGGAGGTTCAATTTGAATTGCAAAGTCAGTGGTAGTAGAGGCTTCTCCTACACGAGTAACTGCTTTACCTGCACCAGAAGGAGGAGTTGTAGTTATAGCTCCAGCAGTTGAATCAGATAAAAAGAATAAATCTCCTGCATTCAAAGAACTTAATGTCTTTAATCCTATAACAATTACCTTTACAGTTTCATTAGCTAAAGCAGCAGAGTTAGCAAAACCTACAACAGTAGCATCCTCTAATGTTCCATTGGCTGCACTTGCTTTTCCTACCTGACCGTCAGAGGTACGCATAAATAAAGCATCACCATCAGCTACAGCTTCAAATGCAGTTGCATTAAATCCAACCTGCAGTGGAGCAAAAGTAGGGAATCCTTCTTTTAAATCTATTAATGCATCAACTAGACCTCGCATATTATTTTCATAAGGTGAACGAGTCATTGTAAAACTATTAGCAGTTAACAGATCTACAAGAATTGCTAACGCACCTTCTATATTTGGTTCTCCTTGTGCCATCTAATCTTAAGTTTTGTATGAGACTATTCTAAGTTGTTAAATCCCTTAGAATATAAGTAAAGAGAAACAAAAGATTTAATGGACCCAGAAGTTATTGCCATTGCT